ATCTTTTACCAGCTTTAATCGATGAGATATAGCTTACTATTTTCATAACAAATTCCTTCGCGCATTTCTTTTATAGAGTATTGTTTATAAGCTAGATTATAAAACAATTGTTCTCTATCATATAGTTTTAAATTATTTATTTGTTCTATGGGATTGCTACACCACGCAGATGGTGCATATTCTCTATTAGTAGATATTACAGGTATACCAGCTTTTAGCGCATCAATTGATGTTAATGAACCTGCTGTTATTAAACAATAGGCTCCTTCTAAATCCTCTTCAATAGATCTTTTTGCTACTGATGGACCTGAAGTACCTTTACCTCTCGGTTTTAATCTTAATTTTATTGGTCTGTTTGTTCTATCAGAAACATAATCAACAACTTTTTGTACCCATTGTTCTACAGTCAGACCGGTCATGTAGTGTGTCATTGTTTGTGATGATGGACATATTAATATATGCTCGCCTTGTGTTTCCCACGGTTTTACATCATGATTCGGCCAATCATTGAATCTATCCGCAGGTACATTTAATCTTCTATTGTCATGTAATCCACCTACACACCATCTCCAATATGTATTATCCCAATCTTCATTATTAGGATCGTATCTACCATTATACGGCATATCACAAAATATGTATGGGTCTTCTTTCATTATTCTTGGATTATCACCAATTAAACCCCATACGACATATTGTCTTGCTAAGCCATCATTTATATTTGCTGTAGGCCAACCTTCTTGCAATGCAGCATATATTCTTTCCATCTTTGGTGATGGACGTGGTTGTATTAAAGATAATCTTTCAGTAATCTCCATGGCTCGCCTTCCGCTATTTCTTCTTCATACCATTCTGTGTGTGCCATCTTTTCGCACCAGTATTTTCTATCAGGTTTATTTGGATTTTCAATTTGTGTAATTGAATCTGTACTTACGCTATGTGCAAATGAATCTTCACTTACAATTACAGGTACACCATTTATAACAGATTCAACAGCAGGTCCAGATGACCAATTAATTACTAAATGAGTCTTTTCAAGTAATGCTGGAAAATCCATTTTGTCTTTGTCATTAATAGATTTTGGTTGTGATATTAATGTATCTGGATGTTTATGACTTACATAATAAAAATCTGTAAGGTAATCTCGTGGATGTGGCCTTAATATGACTGGTCTTTTTGTATATCTCTTTATTGCATCAATCCACTGACAAACCCACTGTTCTGTTGGTGGTAATCCTTGCCATTGCATACTGTCTTGTCTTTGTGTTGCTATTACTATAGGGTCAAACATATCAGACTCACGCCATGGTTTTAATTCAATACCGAATTTATCCCATCTATTTGTATTTTCATGTGGTGGTTTTGGGAATCTTCCTTTTGCATTAACTGCGTCAAAGCCTAATCTCCATGTGATACCTCTACGAAGCTGACCTACTTCAACAACTAGGACTGGTTTCCCTCTAGCTTTGAAATCAGCATAGACGTCTTTATTAGGCTCCATTCTGCCAGCGAAAAGAATAGACCAAATAACAGCAACATCAGCATCCCGATCATTGTAAACAACGTCATCACCGCTAGAGCTAATCCCTCTAGCAAGAGCTTCGAATATCGGAGGAGAGTTAAGCGCACCATAGGCCGTGTATAAACTTACCTTCATTAGGTAGATTATACTCTTTAGTACGTCTTTTTAATGAAATCTTTGTAGACATCGAGCTTACTCATAGTATTAGCGGCATCATCCACTGCTGATGGCATAGACTCTCTGTCATGGTATTCTACTTCTTGTATATCAGTGTGTGGTGGTAAATCTTTATCTTCTTTTTGTACTGGTACCTCTCTACCACTACGGTCAATAAAGACATCGTAAGCAGTAAAATCGCCTTTATCTAATTTTTTATTTTCTCTTGGATACATTTTATTCAACATATTCCTAAATCCACTTGGATGAGATTTTTGCGCTTTCATAATATGGTTGGGGTCAAACAAAGTCAGTAGGTCATCTACTGCATATTTCTCACCTTTAGTTTTTATCTTTAATTTCCTATAGACTTTTGCTCTAAATATAACAAATTTTTTGTGACCAGCTTTACCTCTATCAGATATATCCGGCATCTCCAGCTTTTCTTCCATTTCTTGTTCCTCACTATTAAATTTCTTGAATCTCTGAGCTGCATGATCTCTTGCACTTTCAAGATCTTCAGGGTCAATATCTCCTGGAGCGTCAGCACCATCATCTACATCGGCCATTGTAGCTGTATCAACATCTTCTTTCTTTGAAAGTAAGTAATCTGTAAGTTCACCAAATAGATCTTGTTCTTCTTTTACAGTGCACTTATATTCTTTTTCTTTGAACATAAATGTTTTCTTACCATCTAAAAATGCTTGTTTAGCTGCAAGAATAAATGCTCTCTTCTCATAGATAGTAATATCAGATTCTCTTAACGCATTGTTTTCAGTGGCAAGCTTTGCAGCTATTGCCATTTGTCTACGTTTTTCTTGTGATTTTCCTTTGAATTGTGGGGCTTTTGATTTTTGAAAGTCTTTTATCCAATCACCCATGTCATCAGTTTTATCCAGCGGCATCAGGCTCTACTCCAAGTTTTTTCAGTTCTTTTGCGATGAGTCTATCAATCTTTTTAATCTCTTGGGATTTACCCATAAAAGCTTGTTTACCTACATCTCCTATAATTCTTGCTCTTTGCATTAATAAATCTGAATACTTAGAATATCTACCTTCAATCATCTTCATGACATCTTCTTCTGGTAATTCTTTAGGTGCGCCTTTCTCACCTTTTTTTCTCATTCTTTCACCGCTACCAGCTTTAATTCTTTTTCTTTTGGCATGTATGTTTGCCCATAAACCTGGATTTTTCTCTTGTAATTCGTCAGCAATATCTTGTGGAAATTCTACATCTTCAGCATAGAATTTTAAAGCAGCTGCTACTGATGGGTTCTTAGATAAACCTCTCTCTAATTTTTCAATAGATTTTACAGCATTAGTATAATCACCATCTGCATCTACTGCAATCTCCATAGCCATTAATAAATTTTGTTTGTGTTTCTCTACATCTCTTTCATTTCTAAATCTGATCTTAGCTTCAGCGAAATGATTAACCTCTCCAGTAAATATTGATTTGACAGATTCAGGCTTACCAAATTTTGCGTAGTATGCTTTAGTATGTTTTGATAGTTTTGTCTTTTTCATTTCTCCATCCTTGTCTTTATCACCAGGTGCTGGTTTGTATGCGTTAGGATCGTCGTCATCCATTTTAGCTTGTTTAGCAAATTGTGCAGCTCTATCATCTTTCTTATCTTTAGCTACACCTTTCATGTAATCGCTATCGGCTTCTGACACATCTTCTTTCTTAGCACTTCTAACTTTAGCAGCTAAGTCTTTGTCAGCCTTACCCCATGTACCAGAACCTTTAGTAATAAAACTATTTACTCTAGCAAATGCCCATTGTTGTTGACTGGCACCTGGACGGTGACCAGTTTTCCAAGCAGCCATACCTCTATCATATACTTGTTTCAGTATACTATATGATATGCCACTTTCTTTACTTTTTTTCTCTAGACCAGCAATCTTTTCGTTGATGACCTTAGCTTGTTCGAAATCGTTGGATGCAAAAATACTCATGTATTATTTATTTTTTCGAGTCTTTGATTTTACTAAAATTACCATCTTTATAGAATTCAATAAATCGTTTAAATCTATCTGCATTATGTGCTTTATGAGAGATTACAAATATATTTGTATCCTCATGGTTGGATATAATATCCCATAACATCTCTGTAGCATCGGCATCCAGTGATGAATCACCAACTTCATCCATCATTAATAGATTTGTATTGACAGAGTTCTTTAATTTAGCTATTTCTCTCCATGTAAACATTAATGCAAGGTCAATTCTCATCTTTTCACCTTCTGAGAATGATGCATAGGAGAAGTTATCTCTATATCTTGACTTAATTATTTCATTAAACTCTTCATCAAGATTAAATGAGAATGCTGCACCCATCTTTTCAAGTTGTATATTTACAAATTTATTCATGACAGGTACATATTGTTTGATAATCTTTGCTTTAATACCTTGATCTCTTAATAATAGTTTACATACATCATAAAAATGATTTGTTTCACTCATATCCATAAGCTCTTTGGATATAATTGTTTCTTCTTCTAGTTGTTCAGTGAGTAGTCTCTGAGCATCTGGTAAAGATGAGTCATCTGTTTCCAGTTTGAGATTATCATTGAGAGTACTGAGATAAGTGCTCAGACTACTCACTTCACTTCTAACTGACGATTGCTCTTGCAATAAGTCTGTTAATTCTTTGGCTTTACTTCGTGCAACTTCCAACTCGTTGGATAGTTTGGCGAGTGCTTTTTCATAAGCAGGGATGAGAGCCTCATTTTTCTCTTTTTCTTTTTCAAGGCTGCTAATTTTTTGGTTCTTGAACGACTCTGTGATTTCTTGTCCGCAAACTTCGCACTGAGTTTCTGTGTTATAGAAAGTGATCCGCTTCGATTTTTCATTTATCCTCCTTTTTAGTTCATTACCATGTGTTTCACATTTATGTACTGAGTTAATTGCTTCATCTACATCAACACCGTTATGTTCATCAATTTTAACTTGTAAAGTATCAATCTTATCTTCAAGAGTTTTCTTTTCACCTTTTACTCTTGTTATTTCTTTCTTTATTTTTGTAGCTGATTGTTCTGATTTCTTTTGTAATGTAGATATAAGACTTTTCTGACCGTTAATCTTTGTTGATTGTACTTCTTTTTGATATTCTTTATCCTTAATACTAATACCTAAATCACTTATCTTAGTCTTAAGTATATCATTCATTCTTGTAAATATAGTAATATCAAGAATCTCTTCAATTAGTTGTCTTCTTTCATATGTATTAAGGTCCATAAACGATTGGTATCTTGCTGAACCAAGTATAACGATCTGTGTAAATGACCTAAAGTTTAAACCAATAAGATCTTCTAATTTGTTTTGGTAATCTTTTTGTGCAGCGTCTTGAGTTATAAGTTCACCATTCTTATAGATCTCAAATATGTGTGGTTTCATACCTCTTACAACTCGGTATGGCACGCTATTTACTGTGAACTTAAGTTCTACTTCACAGCCTTTATCATTTACTGAATTTATAAGTTGTGTTTTAGATACATTTCTGTATGGTCTATTAAACACTGCATAACAAATAGCATCAAGCACTGTTGACTTACCACTACCATTTACACCAGTAATAAGTACTGTGGGTCTATCATTTAAGAATATGGTATTACCGTTATTACCAGTACTTAAAAAATTCTTATATGTTATCTCTTCAAATACTATCATCTATATGTTGTGCTTCCTCAAATATTTCTAACATAATCTTTTTAATTTCTTTCTTATTAAGGTCTGTGGCTACATCATCTATATACTCAGATATAAGGTCTGATGTATCAGTCATTTCAATAATATCATCTACATTATCAGCATTAAATTGTTCAAAGCTTTCTACTATTTTTAATTCAAATGGTTCTTTAAGATTGATTGCATCAATAAACTTTTCAAAATTTTCAAATGATTCTTTTTCTTTTACATATAGTTTTACATAAGAATTCTTCAGATCTTGTGTTAAATCTTTAGGTTTTGTATTGTTATCATATATCAATTTTATATGATAACCGTAAGGATTCTGCACGAATTCAAGTGATTTATCTGTTGTATCTAAAATCCAAAAGCCATGTTTACCACCTGAATCTGACCACATAAGTTCGTATGGTGTACCTGTGTACTGTATATTTACCTCTTCACTTTGTGTATGATAGTGACCTGAGATAACTTTTTCCCATTTTGTATAGTCAGATACTTCAAAACCATCACGACTATATTGACCAGGAAACATTAACATTCCATTAATATCATAATGACCTATAAGTACTTCACCACCTTGTTTAATTCTTGCAAATGATTCTTCATAATTTTCTTTACATACCCAAGGCATTAGTGTAATCTCACAACCATCAATATCTAGTTCTGTAATAGTTTCATATACATTAAAGTTTGATTCTTGACCAAGAATTTGGTTTGGTGAATTGTTTTTAAGTGAATGTTTAAATGGTATATCATGATTACCTATGATAACATCACATCTGATATCTCTATCTTGCACAGGTTTAACCATCATTTCTTTTTGAAATGCTAGTGTTTGGATATTGAGCCACTTACGTGAGTCAAAATAATCTCCAACTTGTATGATATGAGTAATAGATTTGTCATCAATTGCTGGCCAAAATACTTGTTCATAGAACTTTCTTTGCCAGGCTTCGATAACTACATTTCTATTTCTCGCACCAAAATGGGTATCGCCTAGAATAGCAATCTTCATACGCCATATTTTCCTTCAATAGCTTTATTAGCTTCTCTAATTTTAGTAGCAGATATACTCTCAGTTTTTTTATCTAAATGCTCCTGTTCAATCTTATAACCTACATCTCTACCATAGGTTATATGAGTGATATTTGGCACTTCAATAATCTCATATTGATTATACTCAAAACCAGCTTTTTTTAACGCATGTTGTATCTGTTGACGCCTTGCTTCGAAAGTATATGGGTTGTCCTCAGTACCATCCTGAGCACGTAGCATGATTACTACCTGACCAGTTTTGGAAATTGCTCTTTTAAAAAGCTCTGTATGCCCTTGATGCCAGGGTTGAAATCTACCAAGCATTTGCGTAGTTTCTTTATGTCTATCCATGTTTTCACCGTATAGTCTACATCTAGATAATGTGGTACTTCAAACAGCTTATTCGTATCATCATATCTAGATTCTTTGATTGTGTCCATATAGATTGATATTGTAGGTTGTACAATATCTCTATACTCCTGTTTTGGTGCTACAAAATCTAATATACCATTTTTGCCTTTCATTCTCATGGCTTGTCTTAATCTGCCATCAGGTGAAAAATCCCAATCATCGTGTAGCATTCTATAATAGTCTGCATTATGATGTGGTATACAAAAGTGATATGCTAGTTCTTTTGCAAGTGTTGTTTTACCTGAACCAGGTAAACCGAATATTAATATTTTCATTGCTGATAAATTCTAAGTAATACATCCATCGGATCGTGTTGGCCACCATAAGGACTAAGCCATATAATTAAACCAACACATAGCATCGTTAATGCTATTCCTAAAATTAGAGGTCGTAATTCATTCATTGTCTTGCCTTTCTAAAATATCTTCTCCATAGAGCAGATCTTAACATTGATACACCTGTGAATATTAATGCTATCTGAATATTCTCCATTATTGTAGGTGTAAATCCAAATAAAGGAAATACTAGAATCTGTATTAGGATAGCGAGAAAAAACCCACTACCCACATCAATTACACTTTCTATTAAATCATTCATTTAGTTTTCTTTCTAGTTTTTCGTTTCTTTTTAACTTTAAAATTAGGATTCTCCTTAAAGAACTCTTCTTTCTTTGCTTCTCTTACTTTATAATGTTTTCCTTCTACTTCAAATTCTGTTTCACCAGTCTTAATGGCTTCTAATTCGTGTTTAACTCGTAGTGTATGTGATCTAAGAGTAAATCCAGATCTAGACTTTTCAGCTGGTGTCTTAGCCTTTGCTTCTTCCATATCACCAAGTTTTTGATCTGCATAAGCTCTGGCTGTATCATTTAGTGATTCACTAAACTCACCATGCAAGAACATCGTTTGTTCTGCTTGTTGTATAAGTTTTAGATCTAACATATATTTCTTTTTCTCTTTCTTAATTCTTTGTACCATGTGAGAGAATAAGATCTGTGTGACGAATGCAAATCCATTATTGAATCTATCACCATCAAATCTATATGCATATTTGATTGCGGCTAGAATAGCATCCTGAACCATTTCATCTCTATAAGAATAATTTACAAAGTTTGGTCTTAAAGATAATCTATTTGCCATTTTAATAATACATTCACCGAGATATCTACTCATTTCAGGTCTCTCCTTACCTTTAGCCATGAGAGCTCTACATTTTCTTGAGTACTTATCGAGTTCTGCTGTGAATTCTTTATTGTTTACGTAATGTGCTGAATCTTTTGTTTGTCGTGCCATGTTAAATATCTATACTGTTTATTTTATAATCGAACTTTTCTTCAGTGTAAAATCTAAATCTTTCGCCAGCGTGTCTTAATGTAAAGTTATCTCTAGATTTATACTTTATATCATCAACAATATCATACACTGTTGCCGGCTTACCATCATCTGTTTTTCTTAAAATCCTACCAATTGATTGAAGTACCTTTATCTTAGACTTCGATGGATGTGCAAATATAAGATTGTGTAGGTTCCTTATATTAACACCTGTAGAGAACACACCAAGTGATGCAATAATAATTACATTATTCTTTTCAGCAAATTGTCTTGTCATTTCTCTAGATTCTTTATCAGTTTCACCTGCAATATAATGCACATCTTTTTCAGACAATGCAGATGTAAGTGAATGTATATCTTTACCATGTGAGATTCTACCAAAAATTACAAGTGTATTTCCTGGTAGGTCTGCGGCGAGTTTAGATATAAAATTATTTCTTTTTGTATGTTGTATTATATGTGCTATCTCATCTTGATAGTTCATATCTTTTACAAGTTTCTTATCCTCATCTGGATAATTTAATCTTAATAGTTGTATCTTAACATCAGATATCTGATCTCTTTCAATAAGTTCTTTTGTTGATGTAATCTTTTGTATAGGTCCAAATAAACCTTTCAATACAAGTTCATGCGTCTTTGCTTCTTGTATTGTACCAGTCATACCGATTCTATCTGGACAAACAACTAGTTTATTCATAATTGATTGTATAGATTTACTTTGTGCATGATGTACTTCATCTACAAGAACACTACCAAACTGTGCAAAATAACCTGCACTCTTCTTATGTATTGATTGCCATGTAGATACTACAACTCTTTTATCTGTGTTCTTATCTACACCACCCATAATACCATGCATATCATGGAACTTGTCTTGACTATAATCTATAAAGTCTGACATCATTTGTGTCACAAGATTAATTGTTGGAACTATAATAAGTATCTTCTTATCATGTGTTTCTCTCCACCATCTTGCTAATGCATATATTATTAAAGATTTACCAGATGCGGTAGGTGAAAGACAAAGCATTCTCTGCTTACGCACGCCTTCTTTAAATGCTTCTACCTGATAATCCCGCATCTGGATTTTTTTCCCTCCTGAGTGTGGGTCGAGGGCATCTAAAAACCCATCTAGTATTTTATCCGAGACATTCTGCTCGACACCAGGCATATTGCTCTTGGTACCTTCGAATTCTACTTGGATATCTAGGTCTTTAGAAAACTTTGCTATGTCTTGTACAAGACCAGCATAAATCGTATTGTCACGTAAATTAGCTAGACGAATCTTACCATCCCAATACCTATTCTTATAGGCTGGTGTAAAATGTGCGCCAGGTACTTTAAACGTGAAGTAGTCTGATAAAGTCTGTAAGTCTGCCTTATCACCTTCAAATTTTAAGTATGCGTCATTCAGTTTTTTGAATAGTATCATTTACAAAATTTGTATATGTATCTGCTAATATTTGAGATGGCAGACATTCAATTTCATAGTCATAGAATTTGAATTCTGATTGTTGATCAGCAACTTCTAGAAATGTTCCAATTTTAAATTTAGCCGAATTCTGTTCATCTTTTTCTTGATAAACAATCATAGGATTAAGTAAATTAATCTCACGGTCGGCTTTGTGTACTTCTTTACCGATAATCATTGGACCTGAATTTGCAAGCTTAATCATTTTTATTCTCATTACATATCTCCGCTAGTAAATTTTGCCCAATCAATAGCAGCTTTAATCGAACTGTTTCTCCATTTGATCTGGTCCATAATATGTTGAACACCTTCTAAAAGTATATCAAAGTATTCAATCTTCTGTGTAAGTTTGATTACATCAGGGTCAGTGTTGACATGCTTCTCAACACCTGCTTTAGTCTTAAGTTTCAAATCAAATGGTTTATCTTTATATTCTTCAGGACGAGCTTGACCAGAATAAAATAATTCTTTTTCTTTCTTCAATGTTTCTAGCTGATGTGTGAACGCGACTTTTTTAGACCTTATATCCATAAGAATCTGTAAGTACTTGTGGTGAAGCTTTGGAATAGCTAAAGACTCTCTATCGAGTTGTGTCCTCTCTATCACAGCGTCTTCTTCCCACATAGCTAGAAGCTGCTCGTGCGTAATCATATAATATAAATATACCATGGAGATGAATTTTTTTCTGAACCATTTTCACTTAAAGTGGATGTTCATCCACCAAATCAACTACGACAAAAAATTAGGAGATAATATATGGCTCGAAGGCAAAAGAAGGCCTCGTTGCAGCGTGAATTAGAAGCTTCGAAAGCGTTTCATATTCAACCTAAAAACGAGACCCAGAACTATCTTTTGGAATGTATACAGAATAATATAATGACAGTAGTAATCGGACCGGCAGGAACAGGTAAAACCTATTGTACCGGTATGAAAGCTGCACAGTTATATCTGAAAGGCGAATTCGAGAAGATCGTACTTACACGATCAAATATATCTACAGGTAAATCATTAGGTCATTTTCCAGGCACTATCGAAGAGAAGATGGAGCCATGGGTAAAACCTATAATGAATGTACTGTCAGAAGCATTAGGCTCAGGACGTGCCGAATGTATGCAAAGAGCGAAACAAATAGAAGTCCAACCCATTGAAACAATTCGTGGTACATCTTTTAACAATAGTATTATTATTGTAGATGAAGCTCAAAACTTAACTATTGATGAGATTAAGGCAGTGACGACAAGAATTGGTGATGGTACAAAACTAATACTGATGGGAGACCCAGCACAAAGTGACCTAAAGAATAGCGATCTTATTAAATTTGTTGATTTATGTCATCAGTATCGTGTGCCCGCGCCGATCGTAACGTTTAGTATTAAAGATATTGTTAGGTCGGATATTGTTGCTAATCTGGTTAAAATGTTTGCGAAGGCCGGAATCTAGAATTTGTACCTTAGTACCGCTAATGGAACCATGGTATGTTATCCATATAATACCAAAAAAGGACGATTTTTTTTAAATTATATCATTATTTTTTGCGCCATTATTGTATGTCGCATGTTCAAAATACATGAACTTAAATGATGATGTTGCTGTAAGGTAATCAACCTGTGGGTTTGTAGAATCATATTGTGGACCATCTAGTGATATTGGAAATGCATCTATAAATTTCCACTCTGCAAGTGGTTTTAGATCAGCATCTGCAGCAAATAGACTCATATTACTCATGGTATTTAAGAAACCAGGTTCTCTAGCATCTGGTCTTTCAGTGACATTTTCTTTTGCATACTCTTTGAACTGATCAAAAGATTCAGGATTTATCATTCCTTTCATCCATTTTAATATTTGTCTATAACCCTTCATCTCTTTATCTATAAGAAATGTGACATCTAACTGTGAATAGTCTAATGTATCACCAGGTACAGATCTTGTTTGGTTAAATGGATTTGAAAGTATGGCTTCACCAGCACTAATTACTGGTACATTTGCCTGTTGTACAGTATAAACTATATCAGGTAATTTCTCTATGGTAATAAAGAAATGTTGTGGTGCTGCAAAGGATAACTCGGTTTGACGAGCTATCATATCTCCAAACTGAAGTGCCATTAGCTATCTACCTTAGCACCTGCTCGCCATTGATAACATGACCAATATCGTGCTTTCCATTTTGGTCCTGGATCGTCGCAGTTATGTCTTGCTCTAAATGAAGCTCTCCTACCAGGGTCATCTCTTTTAATTTCCATGTTTGGGTCACCAAATCGAACCATTACTACATTACCTTTTTCATTCTTTGTGTAGACCTTAAATTTAGACTTACCATCTTGCACACGAATAGGGTCATTAAGTTTTACCTTAGTTCCTTGATATTCTGCTTCTGTTATTTGATGGTCGAAATGTTCATTACAATCTTCACAACAATATTGCTCAAATGTTTTCATATACTATTTATATTAGGATAAAAAAAAGGGAGTCCGAAGACTCCCTTTTAAAATTCGTTATGCAACGGTTATTACACGTTGTCAACTCTGAATTTTCTGTAGTACATGTTCGAATCAGGAGCATGTAAACCTTGAGATTGGAGTGATCTCGCTGCAAATGGGTTTGATACCATTCCGTAACGAGTTTTGAAACCAATTTTAGGTTGGAAAGTTTCCTGACTTACTGCACGAACCATTTGTAATGGAACGTATGGGCAGTAGAACATACCAGCATCCATGTTGTTAGTACCTTTATAACCAACAACGACATAGTCACCGTTAGTTGCATAAGGGTCAACATACACTTTAGTACGTCCGTTAAGTACACCAGCAAAAGTACCTGAAGTCACATCTACATTTAGGTTATCTTCTAAACCAGAAGTGTAATCAAGTAAGCCAGCCATAGTTAATGCAGAAGCTACATTAGCAGAGCAAAGGATAAAGTTTCCTTTTCCTCTTCGAGTTTCAAATGCAATAGTATTACATTCTTTTTCGATTTGCATCATTAAGCCTTTTTGTCTTTCAACAGACCATCTACCTTGACCATCAGCGATTAAGTCAAAGATTCCGTTAGTTGTAAGACCTTGTGCACCGTATTTTGCTTGAGATAGGATAGTGTGGACAACTTCTCTATTGATTTCCGCAAGGATTTCAGTAGAAAGAATGTTAGCTAGTTCAGCTTCAGCATCCAAACCGTGGACAGCTTTTAAGTCTTGAACTAGTTCCATAGTGTATTCACTTTTAAGAGCTCTTGTTTTAGCTTCAACAGCAGTTCTCTCAATTGTGAATGACATTTCACGGAAGTTATCTCCTTCACCCTCTCTTGTAGTCATTCCGAAGGAAGTGTTTCCTTCTCCTTGACCACTTGGCATATAACCAGTGTTAAGGCTTGGGTTGGCAGTGACTGTATCTACAAATGGGTCATTTACAGGTGTAATTGAACCAGTATCAGTCACAGGGTCAGAGTCAGCAGTGCTAACACCATCATTTTTCGCTCTAGAGACAGCAAATGGGTTTCCAGATGTGTCATCGTTGCTTCCAGCAGAGTGCGTATTAGGTTTCCCTGTATTAAACGCAGTACCAGAGAAGTTAGAGAACGGTTCGTCGTACATAGCTTCGATACCAAGACCATTACCATCGCCACTAACACCTTCGTTAGTATTGTTGTATCTTGCTCTTAGCGCGAATATTAAACCAGTTGGAGCGTTCATTGGCTGAACACCACAAAGGTCAAATGCCATCATTTGTGGAACCGCACGTCTAACTAGAGAGATAATGATAGG